CAAAAACATTTACAGCACTATACTTTCCACTAGCGTCTACTATGTCGTAGTTTCTACTAATACCGCTTGAAGTTCTATTCACTGCTTTAATTTTTAAAATATTTTGCGAACTAGCCAACGGAGCAAGATTGTAATCTTCCCCTGTTACCATTCTGTTTTGTGTATAATAAAGTGCCGGAGCATTTTGACGTATTGTATCTGTGCTTTCGGTTGCTGCTGCGTTGTTTACTGTATATTGTAATCCTAAATTTACTGTTAGTGTATGTGCTATGCCAGACTTGTTCACATAGTTAATATCTATTGATATTCCTTTCATGTCATTAGGAGCGATAGAATATTCAAGTCCATTACTTACTCTGTAATATGTTCTAAATGACCCTTGCGGTAAGTTTCCATATGTACCATCAGCAAAAACTAGATTGACTTTATCATTAGGCTGTGTAGAAACAGAATATATATTTTTTACGTTACCAACAATACTATTGTAAGCAATATTATTTCCTGTTAAATTACTAACCTTAGTCCACTCTTGTTCCTGACCGCCTAAACTGTTTAAGCCAAACAACCACAAGTCATCATTGTTAATGTTATCTGTTTCAATTGCAATGGTTTCATTTGTAGTAGGTGTATCTATACTAAAGTCTGCAAACTCTAAACTACCTTGCTTAAACTGTAAGAAGAATCCTGTGTTTGCACTTGCACTACCTTTGCCGTCTTGTCTATACAAAAATCCTAATTGGTTTCCAGGTGTAGGGGCTTCTTCATATATAATTTCTTGTTCTTTAAAAGTTGTGCTTACTATTTCAAAAGCCATATTTCTGCCGGCAACACTTTTAGTAAAATTGTATAATGGCACATCGTTAGTTGTAGTTCTAAATCTATACTGCTCAGTTGGTATGCCTTGTATATTGGCAGCACCTTCGCTTCTGCCGAATTCTGTATTGTCTGCCATTGCGGCATTAAGAACTAAAATAAATTGTTCTGCCCAGTTTGTGTTTGTAGGATCATTCCATTTTACAGTTTGCTGTGCTAAATTTCTACCATTGCTATCTACAATATTTTCTGTAGTGCTTACAGAATTAAATTTTAAAAGTCCAGTTGCACCAATGTTTCTTTTAGCATTGTAAGAAAGCATTCTTGCTATTCTAAGCACACTTTCTTTACGTTCTGCTAGTTCTAAAAAATTCTCTCTACTTGCTAGATCTAGTCGAAAACTAATACTTTGACCTAGGAATGCAACAGCATCAACCAGCGCCATGTATTCAGAACTTTCAATGTAATCATTGAAATCTTCAGGATAATTTTCACGCAGATACGAGATAATAACTCGGCGTATATTCTCAAAATCATAGGACTTGAAATCCGCATTTCTAAAGGTTTGATAGATGCGTGTCCAGTCTTGATTAAGTATTAAATTGTTTTGTCTTGACGTTGTGCTCATTAAAGTATTATCCTATCGTAATATTTAGCCCTTGTAATTAACTGATCAGTTTATTACCGAGTTGTTTCTGTCGAAATTAAATCTCATTCTTTCAGTAACATTAAAGGGAACATATACTACATCTGCTTCAATCCTTATGCCCTGCTCTGTACTATCTACAGATACACTTTGTACTACTACTCTAGGATCATAGTTTATGATAGTTTCAACGTCATTAGCAATTAGAGTTTTGACTTCTTCAGTAAACTGTTCAAACAACATATCCCATATTATTGTACCAAAAGTAGGATTTTCTAGTTTCTCACCTTTCCTTATATAGAAATGATTGATAATATCTTGTTTTACCAAATCTATATCATATAATTTGAATCCACTTTTTTTGTTTTTTGAAGAAAAACCTCTATATGTAAAAGTATTTGCTCCTTGACTACCAACACTGGCCTGGTTCACTGCTACCGATTTTTGATTGTATATCTTTTTCATATACTACTCCTCCTGCTTCTCTTCAAGTTCCCTGTCTGTAAATGTTACATTTTGTAACGCAGGTGAATTATTTTCATGTAACGGCCAAGGTTCATGCATTGGTACCCGTTTCATAATTGTTTTAATAGTTCCATCATTATACTTCAATTTAGGCCATCCAACATCTGGATTTGTAAATAAAGTTGTATGAAGATGCAATGCTGCAATAGTTGCTGCTTGTCTAGCCTCTTCCGCTTCTCTAGCCTCTGGTCCGTTCATATGGATTTCTGCTGCTGTTTCAGTATGGTTACCGCCACTTAAAATATCAGTGGTTCCGCCTGCTGTATAAGCATTATTTCCATCTGTATTTAAATCTAAGTTACCAGTTGTTTTGACAAGTGTATCACCAAATACTTTTAATTCAAAATCATGAGGTGAAACTACTCCGTAACCTGTAGAAATTTTAGTTGATCCTACTACACTAATATCTAAAGCACCGTTTACATCTAAATCATCTTTATTTTTATACGTTCTAGTTTCTATCTTACCATTTGCACCTATCAATATGTTAGTGTTGAATGCACTTTCTATTTGAATTCTTCCTGCTTCGTATTCGTTGCCATCTTGTATTTTAGGTATAGGATTTCCTTCTTCATCTCTTCTATGCAATTCTGATTCTGAAACATATTCAGCAGTGGCTTTCATGTTTATATTTCTTCCTGCTTCAATATTAACATCTCTGTCTGCTTTTATATTCAAATCATTTTCTGTGTGGACACTTATACTGTCTGCTGCATAGATATCTATTTTACCATTAGAAGTTAATTCTACCCATGCTGTGCCTTTACTGTTTCCTATGTAAATTAAATCTTCTGAATTATGTAAAAGAAGTTGGTGTCCGGTTCTTGTTCTTATTCTAGCATATTCATTGTAAGGTACGGTTGGCTCACCTTTTTCATTAGTTGGTGCATTTTCTGCATCAGCAAATCTTTTCTCAATTACATCAATATATTTGACAGGTCCTTTGTCTGCTGTAGTCTGCCTTACATATCTATCGTCACCGTCGTCCATGACAAATTGTGTACCACCTAGCCTACTTACCGCAACACCTGTAAGTGATTGATTGTCAGCAGGTCCTGTAGGCATTCTTTTACTACCTTCTCTCCAATCCAACGGGCCAGGTGTAGAAATACCAAAAGCAGCATTTGGTGTTTGTCTTCTTGCCGAAGTTGTTGTTACACCTCTTACGTCATCTTCAAGTGTTCCTTGTTCAAGAAATCTATCTGCTATAGGATGAACAGGTTTTTTAATTTTATCTGGATCTTTTTCTGCTGCTTCTTGATTAAATCTTTTATTAATTTCTCCTACTGGAAGTGGTTGCTTAGTATCAAACTTTTTCTTATCTGCATCAGTAATTGCTACTTGGGTAGAACCTGCAATTGCCGGAACCATGTTATTGGCAAAGTTTGCTGGTAAGCAAGCAAACCAGTAACCTTCTCCTGGGTTACCGTCAACAAATACGCACATAACTGTAACACCGACATCAGGTGGAACAAACCACATTCCGTATGATTTTTGTGTATCGTTAAAGTCTTCGTTGTTTTTGCCCATTGCAGGAAAAGGAGTATAGCCAAAAAAAGGCGATGCATAATTAACTGTATAAGTTTGATTGTCAGCGCCTATGTCATTGCCTTGTGCTTTTAACAAAGTCACACGCAATCTGCCGTTAAATGAAGGATCCATTACACTTACAACTTTTGCAAGGTAAACTCCTGATCCTAAATTTACACCTTGTGTTTCACCAGCGGGTTTTCTTCTTTGTATTGCCATTTATACTTCCTTACTAGAAATCTGGTCCTGCATAATAATTTTTATTTTCTACCTCTTCACTGGTATTTGTTTGTTCTTTAGTTTCACCGAGTACTTCAACAGTTTTGCCAGTTTGTTTGTCTGTGGATACGTTTTCTCCATCAAAGTCTGTTGGCTGTGCTTGCATTCTTACACATTGAAGATCCTGTTTAAATTGTCCACCTTCAAATTTACTAATAACTTTGATGACTCTGTAAATTCCACTGAAAGGACTTACACCTTCATCAAACTTAAACTCAACTCCGCCGGTTTTTTCATTAATATCTGCAGGAGTTCTAAATGTAATGTATATGTAAACATCTCTACCTTCATAATTCATTGTGCCATCTTCAGTAAGTTGTGGAGATACTTCTGCAGCAAAGTAATTACTAAGGCCACTATCAATTAAGTAATAGGTATCTCCCATAATAGTAAAGTTTATTTTTACCAAGTCAGCACTTGTGACATTGATAAAAGCATCATGAAAACTTTCAGCAATTTTTTGTTCTACACCTATGTCACCCGATCCACCTCTCAGTGTATTGAACAGATCTGGGTTTTTCTTTACTTTACTTTTACCTAGGTTTGCAGCCTGCGCTTTAGGTTCAGAACCTTTACTTTGTTTTGTCTCCAAAGGTAAGTTTTCAGAGGGACCTTTATTATCTCTATTTTGTTCGTCTTTGGTTTTTGTTTCTGATTGGGGATTTGCTCCGCTGTAAAATAGATAATTTATTTCAATATCAAAACTTAAAATTTCTGTATTCTGTCCCGAATAGATATAGTCGTATTTTTTTTGAATTTGTTTTTCTAGATTTTCATATCCAACAGGTACAGCATTAGGATTACTAAAAATACTACTATGAACTTTGAAAGGTACAACTCTATAAATGTATTTTTTTGCAAAATCTCCGATCGATGCATCATAATCAAGAAATTCTATTTGTGTATCAATCTTAAACCAATCTACCATGCCGTCTGCTTCTGTGGCTTTTTGTGTTGTTTCTTTTGCCCACGTTGAACTTAGAATAACCTGTGTGATAATATCTGTTAATTTTTGTTTTTGTGTAAAATGAAATGATCTTGCAGATTCGTCTATTTGCATGATGCCTCTTTTCACACGACCGGTTTCTTCATCAACAACATCTTTGTCTGTCTTGAAAGGAAAGTTACCTCCTTTTTTAACATCAAACCCAAATTTAGATTTAGAAATAGGATTGTTACCAATGTCTTTGCTAGTTGTACTGTCTACGTCTGTTCCGCCTACTGCTTTTTGTTTCGAGCCTGCAGGATTGAAACTTGCACTTGCATTTGCATCATTACTGAACTGATCGTTTTTAGTAAATCGTTGATTGGACTTTTCAGGAAAATGTATTTCATATCTATCTTTTATATCATATCTTCCCTGTTTGACATTTAGTTCTTCATTTTTGTTTAGTAAAGCAACCAAACTATTTTTACCAGTCGCTAATAAATCTCTAACTGTACCTTTTTCATCTGGATTAGAATCTGCGTCAGATCCTGTATCTGATGTAACACTAATATTAATATCAGTGAATGCTGTATCTACTGTATCTGAAAAACCTTGATGGTTGTAAGGGTATGCTTCAACAGCATACTTGCTTCCTGTTTCATCAACTGTAAAGGTTACTTTTTTTAATTTTAAAATAAAGTATTTAGGTTTAATTGTTTTTTTTATTTTTGCACTTTCGTCGAAACC